CAAGCATCTTTTTCGAATGAAGCGCTTGATAACTTAAATAGTTCTATAAACAAAGATTTACATTTCAAAGTGGCCTTTTCAGTTTCAGTTGAAGCTCCAAAAGGAGCACAAGTTAGCTTTAGTAAAACAAGAGCATTTATTCGATGATTAACTGAAAAAGGATTTAATATTAAAGGTATTTCGATGGATACGTTCCAAAGTGCAAACTTAAAACAAGATTTAATTAGTGATGGTTATAATGTTACTATTCAATCTGTAGACCGTGTTCAAACTGAACCTGGTACAAGTAGAAAAATCTGTCTACCATATTATTTCTTAAGAACAATTCTATATGAATGTAGAATTAAATTATATAAGAAATGTGAATTATTAACTGAAGAACTATTATCTTTAGAAAGAAAATCTGATGGACATATAGACCACCCACCTAAGGGATCAAAAGACCAAGCCGATGCAGTATGCGGAGCAGCCTGACTTGCAAGTCATTTCTCTGAAGAATTCGCTTATGAATACGGAGAAACATTAGATTTAAATGTTAATATAAATAAAGCAAATAAAAATACACTTCGAAAAGAAGAGTATATTGAAAATTTCGAATTAGAATTACTAAATGGACAGTATATTGATCCAAATTCTTCTAAATTTAGAGAAATAACTAGACGTAATGCTAAATCTGAAGAAGACCAAGTTTATTTAGATATTCAAGATGGATTCATAATTATATAGAAGGAGAGCGTAAATGGCTGAAGAAAATAAAACAAAAAAGAAGACCAATACACCTAAAACACCTAGTCCATTAGTTGGACGAAGAGCCATTCCTACAGTTTTAGATAATAAAGTTAAAATTGATGTTGATATTGATAATACATTAGAAGATCAATTAGTTGCCGCTTCTTTAACTCAAAAAGTAAACTATAGTGAAATTGATCGATTCAGCACTATTAGTGATAATCGTAATTTAAAGTATCAACAAATTGATATAATGTTCCAAGATGCTTCAGTATCAGCTATTGCTAGAACATTTGCTCAAGAAGCTTGTGAGCCATCTGATAATGGACATGTTATCTGAGCTGAATCTCCTGATCCAAAGATTAGTAAGTGTGTAAATTACTTATTAAATGTATCAAATATTGATGATAATATTTATGGATGAACATTCTCATTAATTAAATATGGAGAAGTTTTCTTAAAATTATATAGAGATTCTGATTATGAAGATAGATTCTTCAGTAGACAAAAGATTGATTCAGTAATGCAATCTAGAAAGCAGTTACAAGAAGACATAATTCTTCATAAGAGAAAATTTAATGATAATTATAGTTACTATATTGAAATGATTCCAGATCCATCTACTATGTTCGAAGTAAATAAATATGGACAAACATTTGGTTATGTAGAAGTTCCAAATGAACATTTATCTTCAATTTTTGAAGATTCAGTTGCTTCAATCGGTTCAAATACTTTACCGATTTCATCTAGTTCTTGAAATTATAAATTAAAAGAAGGCGATATTATTATTCACCAAGCAGACGACTATGTTCATGCTGTATTAGATGATAACGTTTCTAGATTCCCAGAAACAGTCGAATTAATTTATGATGACGACGATGAAGACGAAAAAGTAAAGAATAAAAATAAATTAGATAAGAAGTATGGAGCAAGTTCAAATTTATATGAAGTTAAGAGTGGAAAATCAATGTTCTACGATGCGTATAAAGTTTGAAGAGAAAAACAACTTCTAGAAGCTTCTGCATTACTTTGTAGAATAACTAGATCAAATATTATTCAAAAGGTTCAAGTTGAAGTTGGTTCTGCTAGTAAAGAAAAGAGTGCTTTAACTTTAAGAGCAGTTAAGGAAATGTTTGAACAACGTACTTCATTCTCAGACAAAAAATCAATGTCAGAATACACTAATCCAGGTCCAATTATTAATTATATATATCAAGCAACAAGAGGTGGACAAGGTAATATTTCAGTTGAATCAATTGGTGGAGATTACGATCCTAAGTCTCTTGTCGATCTAGATTGGTGGAATAATAAATTTTATTCAATGTTCGGTATTCCAAAACAATATTATGGATGAACTGAAGATAACGCTGGATTTAATGGTGGTACTTCATTATCAATTCAATCTAGTGTTTTCGCTAAAGGTGTAAGACATATTCAAAATGCTATGATTCAAGCAATTGATAGAGCAATTAATTTATTCTTATTACAAGCTGGTTATCGTTCATATATGCATAACTTCGTTATTAAGATGAAACCTCCAGTAACACAAGAAGAATTAAATTATCGTGAAAACTTAGGAAATAGAATTAATGCTATTTCTAGTATGAACAGTTTATTCCAAGATGTTGAAACTAAGAGTAGACGTATTGAAATACTTAAGGAATTAGTTGCAACATTAAACTATGGCGATCGAATTGGTGCATTGCTTGATGAAGAAATCCAAATGTTATTAGAGAAAGAAGAGAAAGATAGACTTGCTGCGGAAAAAGCTGAAGAGGAAGAAGCAAATAATCCAGGAGCAGAAGTCGAAACTCCTAATGAAGGTGAAGAAGAGTCTGGCGGAGATGAAGGCGCAGATGTCGACTTCGGTGATCTAAATGTAGATATGGATTCTGTACCAGTAGCAGCAGATACTCCAACAGAATCATTTAGTCAAGCAAATGATAATGCTGAAGTATTATTCGAAAGCACTGATTTAAACTCTGACTCTGAAGATAAAAACTCTGATGATAACATTGATGATTTATTAGAAGAAGCTGAGACTGATTTACCTTCTCCAGAAGAATTAGATTCAGAAAAAGATTTTACAAAAAACGAATAATATAATTGAGAAAGGAAATTTTATATATGTTTTCAAAAAATGATTGTATGCAAATTCTTGTTAAGTTAGGAGATGAAGGAGTTGATATTAATCAGCATCTTCGTTTACTAATCACTTCAAAAGAAGTTCCATTAGAGGTTTTAAAATTTATTTCAAAAAATAGAGGAATTGATATTTCAAACTTCTATGATATGTTAAGAAAGAAACATAATGAAAAGAAATCTCAATTATATACTAATATTATGAATGAGGTGGAAGACGGCAATGAAGTTTTAATTACATTATCTTCTCTTTTAACTCAAATATTCTTATACGGAAGTAAATTAGAAAATCCAACAAAATTCTACGATAAGGCTAGAATATCAGATATTACGAAGGTTTTACAATCTTTTGATAGTAATCGTTCATACGATCTTGCTATTAAGTTAGTAAAGTTAATAAAATCAGATATTTTAGTTTTAGAATATCTTAATGATAGAAGAGATTTAATGGGAGCTTAATATAAGCTCCTTTTTTTATTTTCGTTGTTTTAAATAAATTAATTAGCTAAATTAAATAGTTAGAAAAATTAACTTAATGCGGTTAGTGTCTAACTTTTATTAAGTTATAAAATAATATTAATAGGAGAAACCAAATGAATTTAAGTTCTAAGTACAAAGTTTTATACGAAGTTGTTATCAACGGCGTTAGAAAGTTATACGTTAGTGAAGATGCAGCCGCAAGTGCAGACGATGCTGAAGTTAACGTAGAAGAATACAGACAATACAAATTATTCTTCGAAAAGAATGGTAAGATTTACGCTAGAAAAGCAGATGGTACTGATCTTGAAGTAGTATTAGTTGCTGATGGTACAAATATTTTAACTGGTGAGACTAAAGAAGTTGAGGAAGAAACTCCAACAACTCCAGTTAATACAGATCCAACTCCAACAACTGGTGATAATCCAACAACTACTGATCCAGAAAATACTGATGATAATAACGGTAATGACGATCCAGTTGCTGGCGAAAATGAAACTAACCAAAACGGTTCAGAAGATCCAGCTAATGGCGAAACTACTAACGAAAATACCGGAGAATAATTTATTAATTTATTAGTTTAAAAAGGAGTTTGGACGAATGGAATCTAATACTTTAAATACACAACAAATTTTAGAGACTCTGCAAGTTCAAGACTTAACTGAAGAAGAAAAAGCTTCTAAGCATATATTAAAGAGACTTGTTGGACCTATCGCTACGTATAACGATAGTACTAGAAACGGTCGTTTATATAATGAAAAGCTATGGAATAATCAGTTACAAGATGAAATTTTCCAAGAGAAAATTGAAAATAAATCTCTATTCCTAGAATTTGGACATCCACAAGATGGTAGAGAAGAAATTGATCCATTAAAAACTTGTGCATGTATTCCAACTACTCCAAAGATTGTTAATGGAGATTTATACGGAGTAATCGATGTATTAGATACTCCTAACGGAAGAATTCTTAATACTTTAATTGATTATGGATTCAAACCTGGAATTAGCTCAAGAGGTTCTGGTGAATTAGGAGAAGACAATGTAGTTGATCCAGATTCATTCTATCTAGAAACTTGGGATATTGTTCCATTACCTGCAGTTAAGAAAGCAAGATTAAGTGTTTGTGAGTCATTTAATGGAAAGAGAGCTAAGACATTAACCGAAGCTCTAGATGAGACTTACAATAATGCTACAGAAAAGGATAAAGAGTTGATGAAAGATACTTTACAAAACGTAAAAGAAAATTTAATTAAAGAAGATATTGATGACTTCGACGAAGAAGGTTGAGTAGAATTAGATTCTTTACCTAAAGTATATCATGGTATGCCAGTTAAAACTTTATTCGTAGATGAATTTGTTAAAGAATCTATGAATGAAGAAGCTGAACTTGATGAAGCTAAAAAGGATGAAGAAGTTGAAGAACCAAATGAAGATGAAGCTGCTGCAGAAGCAGAAGAAGTAGAAAATAAAGACGATACTGCTGATGATGCAAAAGACGACGACGCTGACGCTGAAGATGAAAAAGATGAAGCTAAAGATAAGGACGAAGAAAAAACTGCAGAAACAGTCGCACAATTAGCTAAATTAATTAGAGACCTTGCTAAAGAACATTGCAAGGATGATAAAGTAGAATTTGGTTTTGAACCAATTGAAATTAATGGTCAAGTTATTAATATTAACGGATTAGATATTTCAGAAGATTCTACTGAAGATAAATTAGTATTTAAATTTATTACTGATTATACTCCTGAGGAAACTCAAGATGATAATATAGACGAACCAAATCCTGAAGACGTAACATCTACAGAAGATGTTGCAGCTGGTGATACCGGAGCAGAAGCAGATGACGTACTTGAGAGTCTAAAAGATTTAATTCGTAAGAATGATTTACTAGAAAACAGAATAAATTCTTTAGAAAAAGAAAAGACAGTTAGTGATGTTAAAGTTAATGGCTTAGAAGAAGAATTACAACGTTATAAAAACGGTTTTGTTAGAACTAGTGAATTAGCTGCTAAAGCAAAAAAGTACGAAAAAGATAACAAAGCATTAGTTGAAAGTTTAAGTGAAACTAAGAAACAAAATGTTGAATTATCTCAAAAATTAGCTAGACAAGCTCAATTAACAGAGAGCTTAAATTCTAACAGTGAACAATTAAAAGCTGTTAAAGACAAGTACTCTCAATTAGAAAAAGATTTCAAGGTATTAAAAGAAAGTACTTCAAGCAAAAATGCTTCATTAGAAAATAAGATGAAGGAATTAGCTGAAGGAAAAGCAAAATCTGACAAGAAGGTTAGATTAATCTTAACTAGATACATTGAATCTAAAGCAAATTTATTAGGCGTAAGCTCTAATATCATTATTGAGAGATTAGGTAAGTCATATTCATTAGATGATATTGACGGTGTATGTGATCAAATTTTAGAGGAAAGTGTTAACTTAAATTCAGTTAAGTATGGTAATACTAGAAACTCATTAAGAGAAACTTCTCCTGCTAAGAGAGTAAACAAGACCCCAGCTCAAGATGATTACTCTGATATTGATCCAATACTATTAGAATTAGCTGGACTTAAATAAAAAATATAAAATATAAAGGAAGACGCAAAATGGAAAATGTAAAACAAAATTTACTTGAGCAATATGGTCGTCAAATCAAGATTGCTGAAGCATTTGCAAAGAGCCGTACTAAGATCGATTCATTAGATGATAACATCAAATTAGCTACAGCTGTTTGCTTAGACAATGTAAACAAGTTCATCTCTATGAGAGAATCAATGAACACTATGGCTACTGAAAGAGCTAACTTAGGTGATTATAAGAAATTCTGCTTAAACTTAGTTAACTTATCAGTTCCTACTCTAATCGCTAACAATTTAGTTATCGTTCATCCAATGACTTCATTCTCTGGTTCAGTTGCTTACTTAGAGTATCAATCAAGAACTAATAAGGGTGATGTTAAACGTGGTCAAGTATTCAACAGTGTATTCAACTTAGGTGAAACTGGTGAAGCTAGAACTAATTTCACTTCTCAAGTAATCATCGAAACTATTACTACTGCTGGTGGTAAAGTTGCATTATCTCCTATGCATTTTGAAAATGGTAGATTCACTGATACTACCGGTGCTGGAAAAGACGTTAAGGTAGTTCATGCTGATGGTACAGTTGAATACTTCGATGTAACTCCATCTGCTACTGCTGGTCAACCTGGTACTATTGCTGGTTATACTGCTGCTAAAGATGATAAGGTAGCTTACTTCTCAGAAGAGTTCCAAATGGAGCATGTTCCTGCTCAAGATATCCCAACTATTGGACCAGTTATGAAGAGAATCCCTCTAGTTGCTGAACCAAGAAGAATTGGTGTTAAATATGACCAAATCTCAGCTTTCCAAGCTAAGACTGATTATGGTTTCAATCTTGATAAGCAAATTGCTGAACAAGCAGTTGGTGAATTAAACTTCGAAATCGATTCAGAAATTATCGGTATGTTATATCAAGCTGCTGTTGAATCAACTAAGCCTGAAGAATTCGCTGAATTAACTTGGTCAAAGACTCAACCTATTGGTGTATCTAAGTTCGAACACTACAACGGTTTCTTAGAGGTAATCGAAGCTGCTAAGGCTATTATCTATAAGAGAACTAAGAGATTTGAACCTACTTACATGGTAGTTGATCCAGATCTATTAAGAGTATTAAAGTTCGTTAACGGTTGGACAGCTAATAAGGGTGCTAAGAAGAATGGTCCTTACAAAGCTGGTGATATCGATGGCTTAGACATCTATGTTACTCCTGATCTAATCGGTACTAAAGAATTCTTCTTCGGTTTAAACGGTTCTGATATGATGAGCTCAGTTGCAGTATATGCACCATATATGCCAATTGTTCCAACTCAACTATTAGGTACTCCTGATGGTGGTTTACAACAAGGATTCTCAACTTGGTATGCAACTGCATTCTTAAACAAGAACTTAGCTGTTCGTGGTAAGATCACAGACTAGTTTACTGAGATTCTAATAAAAAATAAGAGACTTTTTCGGAAGTCTCTTTTTTATTTTTATTTTTATTGGCTAAATTATTTAGTAATCGATTGCTAAATTAATTGATTATAATTAAGAATTTAATGATCGGAGGTTTTTATGAAACTAGACGCTTTAATCGAAGAAATGAAGGTCGAATTATTAGCGTGCGGATTATTAGAGTCAGAGTTAGAAGATGCTCAATTAAAACTAATTGTAAAAAAAGAAATGAGAGAACTTGAGCGTTACTGAGATGAAACAACTAAAAAAACTATTCCAGCTAAATCATGTATAGATTTAAAAGAAGTTGGTATAGATGCTTGTTCGATTAAACATGTTTATCGAGCAACTGGATACGGAAATGGCGGAGAAAATCTAAATAACGTCGATCCAGTATGAGCACAACAGTGATTAGTATTCGGAAATCTTGGTAATATGTATAATGTTCAAGATTATGTTTACAATTATGCAGCATGAAATACAATGAGTCAAATTCGTAATACGATGTCAACAGACCTTCGATTTGACGAAGATAGACATAATAATCTATTATATATTAATGAAGTATCTTGTCCAACAGCTGTTACAGTCGAATACATTCCTCGAATAAAAGATGTAGAAGACATAAAGAGCGTATATTGAATAGATATATTAGTTCAATTATGTGTTGCAATGTGCAAAATAAATTTTGGACGTGCTAGAACTAGATTTACCTTAAGTAACGGATTGTGGCCAATGGATGGAGAAAAACTATTACAAGAAGGTAATGAAGAACTGTCTAAATTAAGAGAAAAACTTGAAACAAACGATTCACTTTGTGATCCAATAGATTAACAAACGATTAAATAGGAGATATACAATGAGCAAAAAAGAAAATGTGAGTACTTTAGACTTTTCTAGAGCGTTCCAAGCTTTAGAGGATATTAATGATGAAGAGACTTATACAGGTAAAACTGAATATGTAGTTAAAAAAAGAAATTTATATGAAAATTTCCAAAAACCAGAATCTATTCTAGATAACTTAATGGAAGATTTCTATAGTTTATCAGAAGAAGATGATGTTGAGCAAGCTGCACAAGATACTCAAGAAGAAATCGCACAAGCAAAGTTAGATAAAATTGAGAAAATCGTAGATTTAGATGCAAAGACAGTTGATGATTTACAACCTTCTTATGTAGGTAAATTTATTATTCAATGTCCTCAATGTTTAACTTTATTCTATAAAAATTCTGAAGACATCGTTCATGATGAGAATGGCGGAGAATTTGTAAATATTAATGAGCCATGTCAACACTGTGGAAACGACACAGGATATACTCTTATCGGTAAAGTAGATGAAGCTACTGAAGATGAATTTAATGAAGAGCAACCAGCAGAAGAGACTCCTGAAGATGTTGAAGAACCAACTGAAGAAGAAACTACACCTAAAGAAGAAAATGCATCTGAAGAGGATTCTGAAGGTTCTGAAGATGACGGAATTGATGACTTAAATGCTATTATGGATGAAGTTGATAACGAAGAAGCAAATGAGTCTTTAAATCTAGCTAAAGCTGCTCCATCAGAGAATGAAACAGAAAATAATTCAGAAAATGCTACATCATTAAATGAATCTGCTGAACAATTAACTGAAGGCCCAATCAAGTGGCTTAAAGGTTTAGCTCAAAATAAAGAAGATAAGAAAACTTTAAAGTTAATTAATACTGTTCAAGGATTTGATGAAAATAAAGTTGTTTCTGGAATTAATAGTTTATTAAAAGCAAAGAATACTAAATTTAAAGTAACTATTCTTGATTTTAATAATGATGAAGTATACAATGTAAAAGATAATTTCTTACCTTTCGTATTACAACACGCTAAAGACGAGAATTTTACAAAAGACCTTAATGATTTTATCGCAGCAGTTACTTATGCAAAGTCTAATACAAAAGATATTAAATCTAAATTAGCTTTAATTTATACTGCAGATAAGGCAGACGGACAAAAATTATTAGCTACAGATTTAATTACTCCTGTAACAAACGGTGTTATTAGTCCAGAAAATAGAAAACGTTTAGATAATTTATACGTTAATTTATATATTGATAGTAAGAATACTACCGGAAATACTGAAACTAACGTAGAAAATAATCCAGAAGAGCAAGCTGAAGATAAAGGAAGAGATGCTAGTACATATTTACAATATTTAAATAATACTTCTTATCCTGAATCTTTAAATGTTTCAGAAAAAGCTCCTTCTGATAACGAAACTAAGAACAATTCTGAAGAAGCTACTTCTTTAAATGAAGGTGCTACAGATACTCTTAAGAAAATCGGTAAAGTTGCTGCTGGTGTATTAGGTGGTGCTGGTATTGGTGCTACAGCTGGTGCAGGTATGACTGCTGCTACTACCGGTAATGGTGTACCTGGTGCAATCGTTGGCGCAATTGCTGGTGGTATTGGAGGCGGTAAAGCTGCATTAGAGAACGAATCTATTAATAATCCTGAAGCTGCTGCTGAAAACGAAACAGAAAATGAACCAGAAAATAAGACATTAAATGAAGATGATGAATTAGTTTCTGATATTAGTGATGCAGACTTCAATAAAACTATCGATTCATTAGAAGACCTTCCAAAAATTTCTGAAGAGGAAGCTCAACAAAATATTGACGAACTTTCTAATGACTCTGCAGATGAAGACGCAGAAGCAGAAACAACTGAAGATAAACCAGTTGAAGAAGGTTTAACTGAAGATGCTGATACAGATTCATTTGAACAAAAAGTAGACGCTGCATTGGCTTCTTTCGATAAATATTTCAAGAATCCAGAGAAAGAAGTAAAAGAAGATTTAGAACAAGAAACTGAGGATGACGATCTTGAACTTGATGAAGAGTCATTTGATGAATGTGTTCTAGAATCATTAACTGATGTTTATTCAGATGTTACTGGTTACCAAACTACTAAAACATCTTGTACAGAAGATAATAAAATTATCGTTGAAGGATTAATTACTTTAAAGAATAATAAAGAAAAACAAACAAAATTCGTATTTGATAAATGTAAGAAAGACGAACAAAATCCAAATAGTTTAAAATTCAGAGGATTTAATGAATCTTTAAATTTAAAAACTATTATCTCAGTCGGAAAAGATATGAATAAACTTTATACAACAGCTTTAAAGTATAAATTTGATATTAAAGGTAATTTAGTTGAAGGATTAAGTAAAAGAAAATAATTTAATCTATTTAAAAGTAAATAGAAGATTATACAAATAGTCTTCTATTTATTTCTATTTAATGAAAGGAGCATTTCTATGTCAGATAGTAATAAAGACTACGGAATTCTTATAAATAAAGATATTAAATTATATAGAAACTACTTCAAAGAGATGACCAGACTTATTGGAATTAATGTAAAGTATAGAGCACCGTTGAAAGAATATAAAAACTTCGACGGCCATGGTGATTTAGACTCTTTATATACTAAAGAAATCACTGTTGGATGTATATTTGAAGACCATCCAGATCAAAAATCATTAAAAAAGATGGGATGAGTCTCTGAATTACAAGAAGGTTCTTCATTAATTCACGTTCCATACGATCTACCTAATCTACAAGTAGGTGCATTATTCACAATTCCTAGTGGAATTGATAATGCTGAAGGTAGAGTATTCAGAGTTATTTCTATGAAAAATATTATGATATTTCCAGCAACAATTACTTGCGAAATCGCACCAGAATATGAAGATATTGATGAACCTGTAATGCATACTGACTTCAAAAATGATAACTTCACTCTTCTTAACGATTTAGAGGAGGATGATTAATGAGAAAAGATAAAATAAATACTCAAAAATACAGACTAAATCTTACTGAAGATATTTCATCAGCAGAAGTTAGTGAAATTGAAAAAGATTTAGCGAAATTATCTAAATATTATAAAAAAGCATCAACTTCTTCTGCATCAACTACTTCATATAATAAAGATCAATACGATAAATTATACGAATATATAAATAAATATGACGGAGTAATCCGAACAACTAAGAATTTAAAAGATGAAGTTAATAATATTAGAACATTTTTAGACAGAATTCAGAATGAAGTATATGGACAAGCTCCAAAATCTTCATCTTATAAATCTGTTGATGATGCTAAAGCAAATTATGCAAATTCAATTGAATATAAAAATGCTCAAGACAATATTTTTAAAATAAGAGCTTATTTAAAACAATTTGTAAATCTTACAAATGAAAAAAGTAAAAAAGCATATGATGAAACTATTAGAAAAGCATGCTCTCAATTAACAAAAAATGCATTAGACTATCTTAGAAAAACTCATTCTAATGTAGACGAGAATCGTTCTGAATTGGTTTCTAGATTAAAAAATGCTATTAGAACATTAGATATAGTCGTAAAATTTAATTCATTAAATCAAATAGATTTAATTACAGAAACAACATTCGATACACTAAAGAAGGCTAGTAGAACTGCTGCTAATAACATTGACACAAATAATAATATATCTTCAAAAGAAGAATTTAATTCAGCAATTAGAACTATTAGTTCATATGCTTCTAATTTATATGCAATTGCTCAAAAGAATAATATAAAACTTTCTGGATCAAATTCAATTGCTTCAAATACTAATTGGTTAGAATTATATCGAAATTCTTCTAGTAAAAAAGCATTCTGGATAAAATATTTTAGTGAATATTGAGAAGAAGACGGAAAAGACGTTGAAAGATTTGGTGGAGACGCTTTCAAAATTCAATGTGAAAATTATGGTTTTAATGAAAAATCAAATCCATTTATTTATTTCATAAAGAATTTTATTTTAAAATATGGCGTAAAGATTACACCTCAGCAATACGCTACAATTCATAATGCTGTCGTTAATCATTTACTTCAAATTGAGTCTTTAGCTAAAAATGATCCAAATAGAATTAATATTATTTGGTGTAAAGACTTATATAAAAGAAAATATACTCAAATAGAATCTTTCTTATGGTATATTTCTCAAATTTGGCAAAGAGATTTAGATTCAATTCAAGTATTACTTAAAGAAGCTGATGATATTGAAATTAATTCAAGAAATCAAGCAATTGGCTATATGTTCTTTGGAGAAAATAATATCAACGTAACCGGAGAAAGCATAATAAATGCAAAACTTGAATCAGAAGACTGAATTTTAGAGAAAGTTAGAATAGTTGTAAAGGAAAGTCAAACAAAATTGGCTATCGGAAAAACTCAGAAAAAATCCGCTATTGGCCGTTTGAGAAATCTTCAAAACACAGATACTGATCGACCTATTATTTATGGATTCTTCCAATCATGATTATTATTTAATTCGATTTTAGATACAGAAAGTAAGCAATACACCGATCTTGTATCAAAGTTTAATAAAATATATCCGTTTATTACTAGCGATATGTATAAGACTAATACAAAATTAGAAAATGTTAAAACATTCTGATCAAAAATTTATGATACAAATATTCCTAATTTAAGAACTGATTCAAATAACGTAATAAATATCCTTTCAGATGCATTAAATCAATTACTAAATACTGATTCCGAAGGAGAGTAATTATGTTCTTTGCAATTCAGATGAAAGGATTTGGACGTTCTTCTCACTTATCTGATAAAATTATTAAGGCAGTTGCCTTACAGACTATTCGTAATTATAAAATGTCTTCTAATGAAATATTATTAGATAAAGTGATTCGTTCAGAGTACAAAGTTTCATTGAAAACTGCCTGTATAAATTTAATTTTAAACAGTAAAATTTACTCTTCAAATTCTGCTGACGAAATTATCGTTACATTCATTGAACGAAAGCATAAGGATTTAGCAACATTAATTACATACGGAAATGGATTAGTTTATGGAAGTCAAATTTTATACAAAGCTTTCGGTAAATTATAAAAAGAAGGGAAAATATTATGGCAATTAGATATTATGATGATGCAATAGCTGAAAAATTAAAGAAATGAACTCCAACTAATTCTACACTAAGAGTTCTTAAACCAGATGAAACTCGAAGATATTTTGAGACTAAAGCCGATGATAAAAATGATAAACCATTAACTTTACCGTGCATTGCTTTATCCAGAAGTAATGATTTAGAATTATTATTAAGTATAAAAAATCCTAGATCATATGACGGATTAAAAATAATTCAAGATGCTGAAGGAACTACACAATTAAACGTTATTCCAGTAAAGGTTCAGTATCAATTAGATATTTATACTAAAAAGTATGAAGAATGCGATGAATATCTTAGACAATATCTATTCAAATTAGTAAATAATCCTAGAATAACTGTTGAGATTCCTTATAACGGAGTTAATTTCACTCACGTTGCTTATTTGAGAGTATTAAATACTATTTCAGATACTAGTAATATTTCAGAACATTTATTCCCTGGACAATTTACTAGATTTACAATCCAAATGGAATTATTAGATGGATTCTTCTTCAGTATTCCGTACACTAATAACTGAAAATTTATTTGGGAAGATGATGAAGAATATGATCCTAAGTATGGACAGTTAGAAGTTGTAGACAATTTAGTTAATCCAACTGAAATAGTCGATAGTGGTAACATACCTTATGGTGTAAAGAAAAGAAAACATAGTTAATAATTTTAAATAATAAAACAATATTTGCTAAATTAATTGATATTAATTTTACGGAAAGATAAAATTAAGTAAAACTTAAAAGGAGAATTATACAAATGGGTAAAAGTGTTGTAAGAGAATATGACAATTCAGCCGTAACTGCTTCATTCTCAGCAGGATTTGCTGTAGTAGTTCCTGGATATGTTAATAATGAAATATACAACCCAGAGGTATTCGACGAAAACGGAATTTACGAGTGCGGATCTCAAGCGGATTTCTTAAAGAACGTTGGAAAGCATAACGGCGTAAGAGTTGAAGCCAAAGGTCCAAAATTCGTTGAATTTGATGACTATTTAACTGAATATAACATTAGTGACGCTGATCATCTAGCAGATTTAAGTTCAGAAACTCCACGTGAAATTCTAAAAAATGCTATTGCTGCTCGTGAAGCTGATAGACAAGAAAGAATTCAAGAGCGTAGTTTCGAATTACAAGCTTTAAGATGTTTAGGAAAATCTATTGCTGCTCATTATGAAGTTACAGGAACTGATATTATTTCAGTTGAATTTGATTCTGAATCTGAAGACGACGAACAATATGCTGAAGTTAGAGCTTTCGTAGAAAACGGAACTTCTGAAGAGGTTGATGGAGTTATACATTTAACTGCCGCTCAAGTAAATGCAATCAGCGAACTTGCTTATGAAATTACACCTTCAATTGAAGATGAAATTACTTTAGTATCATTAACTGCTAATGAAATTATCGCAATTAATCAAGAAGTTCTATCTGATCCAGACTACCAAGCCAAAGTAGAATTAGCTAAGAGTAATTATGGAGTAATCACAGAAGAGTTATTAAGATTATATACTGGACAAATCTATGTTGGAGATACACGAACATCTCTTCTTGGTTATTTAAAGGACAAAACAAATAAGTATACTAAAGCAAATGAAAGCGTAATTGCAAGTGATATTGAAAAATTCGGATTCTCTAAGAAACGTTATTACATTATTAAAGTCGGTAATGAAGGAAACGATGCAGTTATCGAAGACCATATTGGTAATCAAATAGCATATAAACTTTTAGAGTTAGGATATTCTATTTTATATAAATACTTAGATAGTGGAAAATCAGCAGTTGAACAGCTTTCTGATCCAGAATATTGGAATCCATTAAAAGATAAGTCTATTTATAGTTTTAGATATATCACATCTGGTGGATGTTCAGATCCAGCTGTAAGCAATGCAGTAATTCAAGTAGCCGAATTCAATAATAAGATTACAATTGAAGCTGCAGAATCATTATTAGATACTTATGGTAGAGGCGATGTTGTAGCATTAGTAGATTTCGATGAAACAAACATTGATCGTTCATCTATGGCTAAGACAATCTTCAGTATTTCAAAAGCTGTTAATAAGATTAACTCAAGTAAATATGCAGCAATTTTCGGTCCTCAAGTATATTATTCATTATCTGATACTGAAACAAAAGCTTATAATTATAATAATAAATTCCCAGCATCATTCCATTATCTAGCATGTGCACAACATACTTTTGAAAATTATAATGAATGGTACGCTGTAGCAGGTAAACGTGGTGTTAGTGCATTAACAGTTATCGGAACAACTATTAAATTAGGAAAGATTGCATTAAATACATTAGCTCCAAGAGTTCAAACTACTTATACTGAAGGTACTACAGTATTAGCTGATGTTAAACAATGTACAAATCTAGTTATATATGATCATGGTACATATGTTCTAGAAGGAAATAGAACAGCTTATCCTTTAAATAAGATTGATTTAAAGTATAGCCATTTCTTAAATATCAGACAATTATGTATCACAATCAAGCAAGTTCTAAGACTAGCTTCAGATACTTATAGATATGATCCAAATTCTGATGAATTATTTATTAATTTCAAGAGTTTAATTACTCTAACATTAG